CGACCATGCTGTTCGCATTGGCGGTTCCGGGAGTCCAAATGTATTCCTGCGAGCCGCTGGAGGTGATCGCGTTCTTGAGCTTGCGAACCGCCTTCACCATCGAATCGCTGAAGAGCCAGCGGAAGCGCGGCGAGTTGCGGTAGACCGGCTTGACCGTGAACAGCGCGTCGATGAGGTTGTCGGCGGTCACGGTGGTGAGCGCCGCACCCGATCCAAGGTCGACGCCCTGCGAGATCGGCTTGCCAGTGGTCGATCCAGCGATGCCCTCGGGCTGGCTGCTGCCGGTGCCGGCGACATACGCCTCTTCCTGCTTCAGCGCGATCGAGAGCGCGCAGCGGTTCGCGACATAGTCGAGCGCCGAGCCGATGCCGGCCTGGCCGATGCCGTCTTCGATGAACTCCTGCGAGAGGATCACGCGGGTCGCGTACTTGTACGGAACCACCGAGACCGCCGTGCCAAAGCTCGGGTCGCCGGGGGAACCGATGGCCCCGGCTTCCGAGATCAGGCTGGTGGTCGGCAGCGCGTTCTCAACGGGGATCGTGCGCTTCGAGTCGATCTGCGTGACGGGGCAGATCTGCCGCATCACATTTGCATCCCAGAGGCGCTGGACGATTCGGCGCTCCATGTCGGTCGGGATGCCGGCGTTCGAAGTCGAGAGCGACAGCGCGCGGAGCTCGGCCTGGTCGTTGTTCACCATCGCCTTGAGCCAGCGCGCGGACTCGGCAGCGCCGGCGTCGGCCGGACGGGTCGACGCGCTGCGCGAGTCGAGCACGGGCTGGGACTCGAGCTTGGAGAGGCGCGCCTGCGTTGCGGCGAGCTGCGCGCGCATCTCGACGGCGTCGAGGTCGGCGTCCATCTTCGCGAACTTCTCGCGCTCCTCGCCGCTGCCGCGGTGGTCGACGGTCTGCGGCGCGCGGCCAGTGCGGGCCTCGTACGCCGCGAGGGACTTGCGGTACTCATGGGTGATCTGCTGGAGATCGTTCAACTCATCTGACATGTTCTGTCATCCTTCGGAAATGAAGTGCGAGCCGCAGATAGGCGGCTTCCGTGTATGCCGCGGAAACGCTCCGCAGGCTCGAACTGGTCTGTGGGTATGCGGCGTCCTGGACGATGGACACCTCTACGAGCTGCGCCTTCTTCACCAGGCGCTGCGTCCTGTCTTTGTTCCAGCTGTCTTCGGTGACGAAGAAACCGAAGCTCATCTCGCCGCTCAGGTCGCCGCGTTCAATGAGCGCGCGGACATCGTTGCCGAGCGTTGTCTCGGGAAGCGACGCGCTGAACGAAAGCCCGTTGCGGTCGCTCTTGAGCTGCAGCGTCCCCGAGCGCGTGCGCGCCAACGGCATCGACGCGTCGTGGTTGTAGTACAGCTTGACATCGGCGCCGCTCGAGAGCGTCTCGTTGAACGCGCCCGGCGCGATGCGCTCGACGAACTTGCGCCCACCCTCCACGATCTCGCGCGAGTCCTGCCCGTAGACCGCGGCGTAACCGGCGAGTGTGCGCCCGTCGATGGACTGCTCGGCTGCGGTGAAGTCGCGTCTAGAAATCATTGGGAGTCCCCGCGCTTTCGCTTGTGTCGTTGCCGATGTTGGTCGAGCCGCCGCCGGCGCCGACATTGAGCGCGAGAGTCGGCGTGTCGAGGCCGGGCAGCGGCGCAAGGTCGAGTTCCTCGCGCGCTTCGTTACGAGTCATCACGCCAGCCTCGACGGCGGTGCGGAGAGACGCCATCGTCTCTGCCATGCCTGGGCGCTGCAGCTCATCGACATCGAATGAAACAGCGCTTCCGGTTCCGCCGAGCTTCCATTTGATTTCTGCCGCCCAGCATTCAAGCCATGCGCGCAAGCATCCATCCACATACTGCCTTCCGGTCCATTCAAGCGATCCGTACGCGTTTCCGCTGTTCGCCATGCCGAGATAGAGACCAGGCACGCCGTAGATTCGCGACACATCGGAGATGCTGTACGCGCGCGCCGCCTGAAGCCCCGCGTCATCAAGCGTCGAGCTGATGCGCTCGATGCGCATACCCTCGGCGAGGACCAGCGGCTTGCCCGTGTTCGATGTGCCGGCGTGCTTCGACTCGTAGTCGGCCATGATGCGCTGGCGCGCCTCAAGCGACAGCGGACCGGGATGCACCAGCGCGATCTTCGGATTGCCGGCGTTCGAGAACGCCTTGAGCGCCATGTCTTCCTGCGCGGCCATCAGCTGCAGCGATGTGCGGCAGAGGCTTACGGGCGATTCGCCCCAGAGCCCGTTGGTGTTGGGCGCCTTCAGATGAAACACCTGGTCCATCGCGAGGTCGCCGTACAGGCGCGTCTTGTAGATCGGCACCGCGCCATTGAGGTCGAGCGAGACGCTGTCGGCGTCGAGAAGGATCAGCTCGAGCAGCTCGCCGCCGCGCGTCCTGTTGATCGCGGCGAACGCGTTGCCGTACAGCAGCACTTGCATCGTCATCGCGCGGCGAAACTCGAACGCCGACATGAATCGGCTAGGCGACTTCAGCAGCGAGTCGGCGCCAGGCGCGCTGATGTCGCATTCGATGCGCGCGATGTCGCCGGCGATCAGCGTGACCGCGCGATACACGGGCGTGTACTTCAGCGCGTTCGAAGGGCCGACGAACGGGATCGCGCCCGACGATTCCTGAAGGATCGTCGCGCTGTATGGACCAACGAAGAGACGGCGCAGGAAATCCCGTACCACGGCGGTATCTTTGCCGCGACTAACTGTTAGTGCCCGTCCTAAACCTCGGATTCATAACATGACGCGCGCTTCCCGCCCCAGCAGTGGATCGCGATGATGCCCGCCACCAGAGGGTCGAGGATGCAGTAGTTCCGCGACTTGACGGGTCGGACATTCCCGTTGCGGTCCTGCTGGGCCTGCGCCTCGGCGCAACTGCGGCGCATGATGGGGTCATCGCCTATGCGGAGCTTCCCGCCCGCCCACAGGTTCTGCCACAGCTGGCAGCCCGGTCCGAAGGTCGCGATGCCCATCCGGTACGCCGTCATCGGGATGCCGTCCGCCTCGCAGACCTCGACCAGGTACTTGCTGCCCCAAGCGTCGTAACCGACGCCTCGTAGGTCGTACTCGTCTCGAAGCTGGTTCAGGCACGCGCGCACGCTCTCGTAGTCGATCTCTCGCCCTGGCGTCAGCCGTAGCCGCTTCTCCGCGGCCCAAGTGCGGACGGGCATGCGGTAGTCGAGTTCCCGCTTTGCGACATCCTCAGACGGCCACCAGTAGTGACCCTTCAGCGCCACGCTGCCGTCATCCAAAGGAATCGCGAGGACGAGCGCCGTCATGTCGAGCGACTTCGAGAGGTCGAGCCCGACCCATGCTGGGCGCCCCTTGAGGGCTTCCCAATCGGGCGTCTCGCCGCCCGGCCAGAGCTGCATGTCAAGCCATCCGCCCGTGTTCTCGTCGGTGCGCGCGCAGTGGTACCTGATGAACTCGGAGCGCCCCATCGGGCTTCGCTTCATCGTGTTCCAGCTGCGCCGAAGCGCCGTGCGGTCCGGCTGACCGTACGGCATGCCTGGGTTTGCCTTCGGCCACGCCGCCTCATCATCGGGCGTGTCGGCTGGGTCGATGCCGTACAGCGCGGCGAACACCGAGTCATCGGTGATCTCGTCCTGCAGGATGCTCTCCGCGTTCGCCACCAGTTCGCTGTAGTGGTTCTCGGGGTTGCTGCCCGGCGTCGTGATGATCACGCCGAGCGATTCCTTGCGCTTGCTGCCCGTGGTGAGGAGCTTGGTGAGAAACCGACCCTTGAACTCCGCGGCTTCGTCCGCGATCCACATCGATGGATTGAGGCCATCAAGTGAACGCTCAAGCGCGGGCAATCCCGTGAACAGGCAGTCTGATTTCTTGTTCTCGACGCGATCCCAAAGCACATCCCAATCGGGAAGGTCGCGGCGGCGCATCATGGTGCGCGCGGTGTCAAGGCAGATCGCGGCCTGCTCTTCGTTGTTTGCTATCACATGTACCCGGCGACCGTCGCCGGCCATGAGGTCGAACAGCGCCAGGCCCGCCATCAGGGTCGTTTTGCCATTGCCTCTGGCGACCTGGACGATCCCGAGCTTCGTGCGCCGGCGCCCGTCCTCGGCCCATCGCCAGCCCCAGAGGTTGGCGATCACCCACAGCTGCCACGGGTGGAGCTCGAACGCCTTGCCGCTGTCATCGCCTACCAGCGTCAGGTCGGTGAAGTGCCGCGCGACCGCGGCAACCGACTCCCAATCCATGCGGAGATCATCGCGCTGCATATCGACGCGAAACCGACGCATCGCTGCGTATATCCAGCGACCCGCGACGGTCCGACCGCCCTCGACCGACTCGACATAATCCAGCACCATTGATTTTGCTTGCTGAGGATCCACGCAGATAGGGTACGGATCGACAGAGTACCCCTCAAGAAGCCCGCAGGATCGTGCGTGGATTTTTCCAGGG